CACACCCACAACCTTTGAAAAGGTTGACCAAACTTTTAACTTCGGGCAGAAAATTTTTCTTTCTCTTAACTTTGTTGTCCGACCGAAAGTCGGCTAAACCATATTCACCCCAACTTTTGAAAAAGCATCTTATTTTAATTAAAATAAAATCTGATGAATTTTATATTATAGAAATCGCAGGTTGTAAGGTCGTTTGTGTCAAGCTCGTTTATAAGAATATAGTTTGCCGCAACGCCGAGCAAATATCCTGATTTTGTGACAATTGTATTTGAACCCACAAGAAAATCAATGGATACTCTTCTTCCGATTTGAGTGCGTATAAAACCGTTTAGATATTGCACACTTTCGGCTGTTACCTCATACGGATTTTTTATGTCGGTCAAAAGGCTTGCCGTCGACATTGCAGTCTGATTGTTTTGCATATTTTGCATATTCTGTTCGTTTATCATTGCGGGGGTCGGCAATGTTTCGGGATTGTACGGCTGGGTTGAATCTATGTTCTGAATTTCACGAACCGCCAAATCATTTGCAACTTCGTTATTTTGACTTTCGGCAGGGATTGTCTGTGTAAGTTGATTTATCGACTGCCCCGACGCAGGATTTCTTCTATTCAGTGCCTGTTGATCAGGACTGAAACTTTGATAATTCGGACTTGTGGGGCTAACCAATGTAGCCAGGTCAAGTATGGATGGAATTTCGTAACCGTATTGCTGTATGGTATTTGGAATCTGGTTGTTTATACAATTATAATTATTGCAGGCTGAGGGATTGGTGTCGAGATTATACAGAGTATTTGGGTTGAGCTGCTGCGCCTTTTTATTGTTGATGTAATTTACCAAAACAAATCACTCCTATGTGTTTTTGTAAGCCTGTGTCGGAGAATAAAAACAATGTTTACCGATACGATTGTAAATCACGCCGATATTGGTAGGAAAATAGTTTGGACAGGTTGAGGAATAAGGATTAAAATAGAATAAAGAATTGCCGACCGAGCTGTCAGTATTGCCTGCAAGTGCCCAATCTGCAATTTCGTAGTGTATATCTTCAGGTACAATATTATACACATTTTGCGAATTGTACTGACCCCCTACGGAAGTCTTTAAGCAGGTAAACTGATTTGGCTGTGTAATGATTGCCCGCACATCTCCACCGTTGCTTATCCGTGCAAATTCCCCGTAAGGAACAGTTGACCTGTTGATAATCACAGAGGCAACCGCACGCATACCTTCAATCCCCTCTCCTCCGCTTTCGCATTTTAACAACCGAGCAAACAATTCTCTTGTGTCAAAAGCCATAAAATCACCCGCCTTACGAAAAATAATTCGGTATTGCTTATTCATTTCATTTTATGATAAAATAATAATTTAGTTACAGGTATTGACAATTTTTAATTGAGCCGTTATAATAGTTGAGTACGATAATTTAATATGGAGATGTACCCAAGTGGCTGAAGGGTCTGGCTTCGAACACCAGTAGGTCGGTAACTCCGACGCGAGAGTTCAAATCTCTCCATCTCCGCCATAATGTGGAGACAAAAAAGATGTCTCACGAAAAGCCCGATTATATCGGGCTTTTTTGCTACCCAAACGGCGATTTTTCTCTATACCAAAGCACAGGATTATCCTTTATTTCCTGTATCACTGTAGCGGGTGACGCCGCGGGTAAAAGCAGTAAGGCGGCAAACAAGACATTAGGCGTTGCCGGTGATGTTGCAAAGCACAGCAAGAAGGCGTCCACTCCATAAGGAGGGTGGATGCCTTCAGTTTTTTATCAGCCTATGTTTGATTGTAGGTATAGAAAAAATATATCAATTAAGCATACGGAGGATTATGTTATGAAAAAGTACATTACTGATGAAAAAACGGATTAGATTACACGCTTGTAAATGGCGTATATCTACCAAATTTAATCTCAACAGAAAAGCACTTTGAAATCGGTCATTGGGGACAAAGGCGTCTTGAATTCATTAAGCAAAACAAAAAGGTGTTTTACAATTCATTTTTTACTAGCTGTAAACTCAATTCATATCTGCACAATATTGATGTCAGAGCAACTGAAATGTATGACCTCATTGTGAACCAACTCAAAGAGAAGCAAGGGACTACCGAACAACTCAAAGCAGCGGATAAGAGAATTTCTGAAAGCACAAAAGGAGAAAAACTGTGAATAAACGAGGAGTGTTCTGGATAGTTGATAACAATCTTTTGGCTTTTCCGTTTGATAAAACGGCAACCAAAGGCGTTGCAAAATCAGGGAACACTTTCAATCACAAGCTACTGTGGAATAGCGTCAAGCCGTGCAATAAACCGTTTGACTACTATCCACGAGGAAGAGTGGATTATAACGCAAAAGGAAAAGCAATTATTTATATGAATCCAAATGTTGAGGATAAATACATAAGTGAAATAATAGCTGCCTTTGGGATTACATCCGAACCTGTTATAAGATACGATTACAGCGAGCATTACAAATGCTCTTTTGACAGATAATGTGCCAAAACCTACAAATCCCCCAAAGTTGCTATAGGCTTTTAGGTGTGGTATAATTGAGAAAAGAAGTGATGAATATGGATATTAACGATAAGCTGAAATACAATGTAGATTGTTTTAAAGAAAGATATAATCAATGGGATGATATAGAAGACCCATTTGAAAAAGCAATAAAAAAAGCACTGGGTGATTTCACATTCAGAACAACAAAAAAAACAAGAACATATTGACGTCAAAGGAGTTGAGGGATTATATAAACAAATCTGTTCTGATCCGAATAATTCGCTCATCAACCGATTCAAAGATTATGGGGTAGATAACTATAGTGAAAAAGATGTTTTTGATGAGTGGCATAAAACAACTTGTGATGCATTAATGAACGTGTTGAAAAATCTATACCAGAGTATTCATTATGGCAAAGCTCAAAAAATCGTGAATATGACGTTTAAATACTTGTACTGTATAGGTAATGACAGAAATGATAATTATTATAAATACTGTCATATACCACTTGATTCAATTATTCTTGATTGGATTTGGGCAAACAAATCAGTGTTCCAAGATGCTTATGATAAATTTAATATGTATGTTCTGTTTCAACATCAATACTTTGAAAATTGGAGCAATTTAGATTACTCCAATAATAAGTTTGATGGTAACAGATATTCTTATATGTTTTTTCAAGAGCTAATTAGAGCGTTTTGTGAGGACAAAAAAATCACACCTTTACAATTAGAATTTCTTGTATGGCCTCAATTTCAGTGGGAAAAAGCAGCCAAAGAGTTCTGCAAACAAACTGAGAATATGCTTAATATTAATAGTAACATGGATGAAAAATCTGCAAATAAACTTTTGAACAGTATATACGAATTATTAGAAAACAAGTTAATTTTAATTGACTGGAAAAATGATTTATAAGATTACAAAGATAATCAAGATACACCGTAAACGGTGAATTAATAAGGGGGAAAAATATGAACAACAATGAACTAATTAAACTTCAGGAGCAGCTTGAAAAGGAACGTAATGAAATAAGAGAAGGCTTTTCAAAGTTTTGTAATAGCAAAGATTGTCTTTTCACTGATTTTGCTTCTGAAGATGAGAAAAACGAGTTATATAATACGCTTCTTGACGGAGAACAATATGACGAGTTAGAGGTTGAAATTCCTAATATGTTTTTCTTTGACAGCGGCACAGCAAAAAGAAAATTTGAGATATACAGAAAAAAAGGCGGTATGCTGAATCAGTTTATTCTCAAAATAAATGAGCTACTCGGTGAAGAATCAGACGACTTTTGGTGGGACGAGTATTCGTGGGGCAAGGAAGGACTTGAATCCCTGATAGAGCAGAGCAAAAAAGCAATTGCCGAAGAAGAGGCTTTTATTGAATTTGCAGAAAAGGGTTTAAAAATCCTTGAAGAGCTTCCCAACGAGGAATAACCCAAAAACATAATATATGAAAACAAACTAAAAGATGTACCGTGATTGGCACATCTTTTTTGTTATTGTATTATTGAGGTGAAATGATGAAAGTCAACAATGAAATGATTGGATTTGTAAAAGGAAAGAACTTAACAACTGAAGAAATTACACAGTATAGAACAGCTCGTTTTAATCATATATTGGAAGATGAAAAAATGATTAGAAAAGCTCAGGAACTAATTGATAAGGTTGCAAAAAAATTTGGAGTAAATGCCGAAGATGTTCGTAACAAAAAAGCTATGCGTCAAATGACAATGAACGAAAAAAAGATAAGAATGCTATATTAAAATTATATAGCACATGGGAAGAATGGATATAAGCTGACAGTATTGCAACTATATATTACATGGGTTCAAATCAAGACAGCTAAAACGCAAAAACATCTCTATTGTCTTGTCTTCACAAAAGCACTCGAGCAATCGGGTGCTTATTTTTTGTGATAAACACTGAAAAATCGGCTTATTTGATATGTTTTTCAATCACTCAGCCTTTGCTTTTTGATTGAATTTCGGTATCAAACAATATCAGCTAAAATCAATAAAGTTACACAGTAAATTATGCCATAGAGAGATTTTTGTACTATCCGAACAAGTCAGTTTACTTAAATAATACTCATCCGGTTCATATTTTTAAACTGTATCAAGAACATAATCAGCAGAAACAATCATAAAATGAATTAATTTATCATCGTCCATAAAACCACCTGCTTGTTCTTTAATCCATTTTATATATGGTGAATCAATAACTTAAAAAAAAGAATGATTTGGAAATTCTTTTCAGACTTGTTGCCATTCACCTGCAATAAAATTAAAACGCATTTCTTCCGTTGAACGGCAATAACTTTCCACATCCGCCCATATGATTGAAAACAATTCCATTTCATTATTTTCAAGAATAACTGTTAAACCGTCAAAATCATCACTTACAGATTTTATATTTAAACCGTAACTGTTTATATTTTTTTAAATATCACATTTTTCGATTTTAGTTTCTATAATTATCACCCGCATTTCTCTGTTAATTTTATAGTAATAAACTTTATAATTAGTTAGCTTAAAAAATATGCCGGACCATAATTTAAGTATCCGTACTAAACAAATGTATTTACTTCTGTTCGCCTGCATTGCGGACAACGGGCATTTTATCAAAATCATAGTATGAGAGTTCGTCTATTCCGTTTAAAAATGCGTGACAGCCGTTTACTATCATAAGATTGGTCTGCTCAATATTATAGCAGCACACTATTACTTTTTTGCCTGACGCATAGGCATATCCGCACTCCCACGCAGTTCCGCTGTCGGAGTACATTCCGCCGTAAAGCAACACAACCGCATCGCAATCGTCAATTCCGCCTTTGTCAATTTTAAAAATTTCCTCTGCCCATTCTGCATTGGTAAGGCTTTCCCTGTTCTCAACATCGTGCTCCATAGGTACAAAAACTTCGTGACCTTTTGCTTTAAGAATTTCAGCCGCACGGTGAATATTTGCAATTTCGTTATCGTTAAAAAACGGCGATGCAAGGTAAATCTTCATATTAAAATCTCCTAAAAAATATTAAAAACATTATCGGTATGGTAATCGCCGCCATTGCCTGCGACACAAGAGCAAGGCTTGCGCCTGTTTGCGGACTTTCTCCGTATGCCGATGAAATTATAACGGTGTTAAGTCCTAACGGCATTGCATTTGCACAGAGTGCGGCAAAAACTATTTCATTATCCGTATTAAAAAGCCTTAACGCAGTCACAAAAATTATCGGAAAAACTATCAGCCTAAGCACCGCAACAATATAAGTCTGCTTTACCTTGAGCAGGCTTTTTATTTCATATCCCGCTATTACAAACCCAGTCAAAATCATTGCAACAGGTGCCATACAGGCGGCACAATCGGTAAGAATTGTGCTTACAAGCCGCACCCTCGGTATTTGCAAAAGTCCGAGAATTGCGCCGATAAACAGCGACACAAATATCGGATTCAGCAATGACTTCAAAGAAAATCCGCCCTTGTCCGACGGCACAAGCCACGCAATTCCGATTGAGTAAGTAAACATATTCAGCGGCAGAGTAAATATTAAATAATCGAAAAGTTCAATGCTGTCAGCGCCGTATATGCCCTGAACAAGCGCAGTTCCGACAAATCCGAAATTTGACACCGAAAGCGAATATCTGTACACTTTACGCAAATACTCGTCTTTGGTAAGAAATTTTGAGATAATAAAAGCAAGCGCAACCGCAACAATCAAAAGCGCAGTGCTGTAAACAAGGAAAATCCATTTTCGGCTTATATTTTCCACCGTACAATTATTCCAAAATGTATTGATTACGACCGCAGGCATAAATATTCCGTTTTCAAGGCGTGACAAAGTCCTGCCGCTGCCGTCAGATAAAATATTTTTCTTTTTAAGAACAAAGCCGATAAGAATAAAAGAAAAAAGCACGGCTATGTGATTAAGCGTAGATGAAAGTATTTCCATACGATATTTCCTTTATATTATAATACAAATTTCAGCATAAAACAATAACCGCAGGTCGAGCTGACCTGCGGCTGACAATATTATTATTAATTTTTTGTAAAATTGTATTCATTTGTTTTCTTCATCTTGTGAGCATTTATCGTCACACTCTGCCTGTTCTTCCTTTTTTTCAAGGTTCATAACCGCTGAAAGTCCTGCCGAAACCGAAGAAACCAAAAGTCCGCAGACTGCGCTTTTCCACATTTCTGCATTTGCAAAATCCGTTCCCGTCAGAAACAACGCAAGATTAGCAAGAATATATCCGAGTGCCGTCTGTAGGAATGTACGCAATGCTCTTTTAAGGCAGTTTTTAGTAAAACACATCTTCATATTACATAATATTCCGATGCCTTAAAAATGTACTTATTTATTATCGGATATTTCGGGCAATCCCGCAATACTTGTAAGCAACGAAAGAATACCCGAAAGCACGCTTGCGGAAGCAACCGCCACCCAATTCACATCACTTAGCACCGCAGACACGCCGATAACCGAAATTGCAGTTTGAGCAACGGTTTTTACTGCTCTTACACCTGCACATTTTGCCCACGATTTCCAATTTGTTTTTTTCATATTATTACCTCCTTATTTTTGCTCAAGGTCCGCAATTCTGTGATTTGCGACTCTGATTTCTTCATTTACTACAGCTGAATCTTTTTCGAGATTAAATACTCGCTCTTGCAAGTGGTTGTATTTATCTTGTTTTTGTTCGAGTTGGTCTATCCTATAGACGATGAGCGACTTAGTATTTTCATTTTCAACCTTTAATTTTTTGCGATTTGAGGCATTTATTAGCAGCTGACAAATTATGCTTCCGCCGGCCACGATTAATGCCGTAATAATTTCTGTTGCCATTTTTACACCGCCTCATGTAAGCGTAATCTGCAAGCCGTCAATCTTAGTGCCAATAACACCTGCGTAACCGTCTTGCTCTGTATCGTGCTCGGTATTATGCTGATATGCCATAAATTTATTTTTGCCTTGCTTGCGTGCTCTGTATGTGGCCTTATAATCGCCTACACCGCTGAACTCTACCTGTACGGCATCAATGACTTTACCTTTAATGCCTGCATAACCGTTGTTGCTATCGTTGATGTCATAGCCGTCTACCCAATCAAGCCAATCACCGTCACGAAGATGTACTCTATATTTTATATCGCCTTTGCTGACCTTAACTGCAAGTGCTGAAATGGCTTGTTTCTTTCGTCCTGCAACACCACCAAGGCCTTTAACTTCATCGTACCACCGACCGTCAGCAAAAACTCTGTACGTCAATGTCGGCTTTTCAACCTTAACATTTTCAAAAACATTTTCGTTAAATATGATGTTCGTATCAATATTTTTGCCGTAACCGCTTACTCTGCCTGTTGAACTGTTCTGCCATATATCACAGCTTAATTCATTCACGGAGTTATATTGTGCAAGCCAGATACTGTACTTTTTCTTTAATTTATCGTAATCAAGATAATTGTTAAACCAATTCAGATTGGCATATACACCTGCTCTGTAACCGCTTTTCTTGATTGTTTCGCAAAATCTTTCAGCAATTTCTGTAAGTTTTGCTTTGCCGAGTTTAGTTTGTGAATTATCTTCCAAATCATAATAAATCGGCATATCAAGAGATTTGTTATTAATGCATTCAAGGCAAGCCTTTGCCTCTTTTTCTGCATCGCCGACGCTGTCTGCGTAACTGTACCAGTACACACCAATCATCATATTTTCGCTTTTTGCGTTTTTGTAATGACTTTCAAACATAATGTCTTTCTGACTTGATTCTCTGCCGTAGCCTGCTCTTATAATGACAGCTTTTATACCGTCATTTTTCATTTTGTTAAAATTAATGCCTTGCTGAAATTCTGAAATATCAACACAAGTTACCCTTGCCATAGTCATTCTCCTTTATTTAGATTTTCAACAACTGTCCAGTCACATTTCGTTGCCGGAGCTGCATACAATTTCTTAATTTCAGATATATTGACGCAGCGGTCAACAGTAAGTACATTCGGCGTATCTGAATATGCACCCTTTAATGTTCTTGCTTGTATCTCTGTACCGCCGAAATCACAATTTCTAATAGTAATATTTGCACCTGTTTTAAGTGCAAGACCAAAACTACTATTGTCTGCATTTTCGTGACTTTGATAACCAACCGTGCAATTTTCAACAATGATTTTGCAATTTTCAATTAAACCATTTTCCCCAAAACTATGACCGCAACCAAAAACAGGAACAGTAGTTTTACCAATGTAATCAACGCAATCCGCACGACCGCCCCACTTGAAAACACAATTTGATACAACCCAATCAGTTGCATAGCCCGTTCCACCGCTTTCAAGATGTATGCCGTATCTAATATTTTTGCAGTCAAATGTAAAACCTTTGATATGAGTGTGAACATTTAAGTCAAGATGAAACGGACATTTTTTAATTATATCCTCAGACTTCAAAGTAGACTTATCAAAGCCTGTTGCTCCGTCCCATTTGATGACTGTAGCGGCAGGATTATAAATGTTTTCAGATTCATAGTAAACATAATCCTTAGTCATTATGCCACGATAACCCACTAAGCCGACATCTGACATACCTGCATATTTGTCCTGCAAATCTGTGTATGTACCTGCCATAACAATAATTGTATAACGATTATGATAACTGTTATCAGATATACTGTTATTTGCTGATAAGATAGAGTTGAATTTTGTTTCTCCAAATCCTTCGATATTTTCGTTGTAGTCGTTAGAAACATACAGATAATGCATTGTGTAATCAGGGGCTTGATACAGCTCAGGTTTAATATTAGACTTTATCAAGTCAGGGTTAGAATAAGCTGTATGCTTATTATTCTGTTCAAGTTGAAGATTACAACTGTTATCAACGAGTCTATTTGTAGCAACCGCAATTTTAATCGAATTTACGGTTGCATTTTCTGTCGCTGTATAAGTAGCAACTGCATTCTTGAAAGCACTTACTTCTGATAAGAGCCACGATGAGCTGATTACCGTCTGACTATTCGCAGGATAGAAAACACAACCGCTGTTTTTGATATTGTTGAAATTCTGTAACGATAAGCAATACGCTTTGCCTCGTTCAAGAGTAACTGATTTTTTTAGTTTTAAAATAAAATTAACCGCAGATGTTGATGTGCCGCTCAAGCTAATTTTGTTGTTCCTGACTGCAATGGTAACTCCGTTTGCTGTCTGCTCTGTGTCCTCAAGCGATGTGAGATTAATGCTTGTAGATGTATTGAGCAAAGAGTCTTTTGCTATCATTTTTGCAGATGCGGTTTCGATTGCGGAATTAACATCATTTTTGGTTGCTAAATTTGAGCCTGTTGGTTCATATTTAGATTTTGTATTTATTACTGACTTGTTCACAAAAACACTAAAATGCTGACTTGTCAAGATTGTATCGTTCTCACTTAGCACAAGCTCGCACTTCATCATACCTGCGAGCTGTAGCATTGATTTCGCAAGAGTGATTTTAATCGCATTGTCTGCAACTATACAAGGCACATTTTCAGCGACGATAACATTATCAACAGTCGCATTAAATGCAGCGGTAACGCTTGAAGATAGCGCTACCGGTTGTGAATCAGCATATAGCTTACATTCAATGATGCGTGACTTGTCATCATTTTGAGCGACTATTATACTTTCGTAATTTCTGTCTTTGTATACATCAAGATTAAGTTTGTATTTTACATTCAATTATGTTCACCTCATTTTACGAAATCAGATAGCTTAGTTTTGAACGAACCAAGCTCAAGCTGTTTATATCGTTCTCTAAGCGTATCATATGTAGTTTTGACTATTTTGGATTCCGCTGCGATACTGTCACTTAAGATTACTGTAACAGTATCGCAAAGATTAAACTGTTGCATATCGTCAAGGACCGCTTCTACATCAACTTTAATATTGCTCTTGATCTCGCCGAGTCTATCTCCTCCTATATAAGCCGTTGCTGCTATTCTGCAAGTGTTTTTGACAAATTCGTATCCGTCACCTGTTGAAGAATTTACTGTGATTCCATCGACAAGCTTGTCGGGAACTGGATATACTTGTAATTTATTTGTTTTTGATTTTTGTTCAAAAATCTCATAGGGGTCAGCAATTATCTGTATGTCTTGCTTTGAAAATTCATCATAAACAGTAGCATAAGCACACACATGACTTATCGTAGTTTCACTTGATTGAGTTTTTTCATAGCTTGATATATTGTCGCCCCACTTAAGGCTATACGCTCGTTTCTGTCCTCGATTTTTTAACAATGAAACATTAAAATTATTCCACTTGTATTCGCCCCCAAACAGGTCAAGCAAACTGCCCTCTAAACCGCCGAGAAAGTCACCAAGTGTGCATACTTGAGTGTAGCCGAGGCTGATGCTTTTTCTGTTCGTTATATCTGACGAAAATACATAGTTGTTGTCAAAAAGAGCGTCTAAATTTTCGTAAGCCTCAGCAGGCGAATAGAGTTGTGCTGATGTTTCGCCTGCGGCAAGAATGTTGTTATAGCAGTTATGTTTGATGTGCTTCGCTTTGATACTAAGCACATTGTTTTTTTCTACTACCTCGTAGATTTCAAAAAATTGTGCTTCGTCTGTTAGGTTTGGCTTTGCGTATATATAATTTTGTACAACAGCACTTTCGGCACATTCGGAGTTTTTAACAACGCTTGCACTTAGTGTGTAATCTGCGTTGCGTGACTCTTCGACGGTACATTCTGTGCAACCGGTAAGCCTGCCGAGGTAGTGCATTGAGTTGAGCGATAATATTCTGCTTGTCGTTTCGTAGACTAAAGGTATCATAAGCGCCTCCAATTCGGCTCAAGCGTAAGCGAACCAATAACCTGATTGGCGATAATCTCATTCTCTCCTGCTTTAAATTGCTGTGGCAAGAGAGGTGAGATATAAGATTTAATGCCGTTTTTAACAGAGTAATACTGCATATTTTCACCGTCAAGGACTGTGTAATCTGCGTTAATTGAATTTTTTATAGATAGTGTTTCACCGTTTATCGTTAGCGTTGCAGAAGCACCCGTACCCGTGAGCTTGTAAAGCGGATTTGACGGCATTCTTTCATGGTTGAGTAAATTTAGCTTTTGACCGCTAACAAGGTTTATAGGCTCTGTCTGTGCGTACCAATACGGCTTACGACTGAATTTAACGGTAGTTGTGAGATATGAAGGTAACTCACGCTGAATTGTGTCAAGGTTAGTCACTACAGCATAGCAGTAATAGCCCTTGTTGTATGTGTCCTTGTATGTTTGATAATCGTTAAATTCAGTCAGCCAATCTATAATTTTATACGCAAGATATTGAGCACTTGTGTGAGCAAGCAAAGGCATTAAAGCTATTTGAAGTTCAAACTCAACATTCTTGTAGCGTCTGTTGTCTTGAATTATGTCACCGTTCCTGCCGGGGACTGACACAAACTCAAAATCACGCTGTGCGACAGAGTGAAAAGGCGCATTAACTATGCGTCCGCCAAACTGACTGAGCCATTTGCCGTTATAAAAAAAGTTGTGCATCAGCTAAACACCTTCCTTTTACTTGTAATTTCCGCTGCTAATCGCTCAGATAATCTTTCCGCAAGACTATCTATATCCGAATCACTATTGACCGTTACGCCGCTAATATTCACATTGATGTCAATGTTAGTCGTTGACGGTTTGTCTGTGCTGTCACTCCTAAATGGATTTGTACCGTCCTGCTTGGCTTTACGATATTGTTCAGCCTCTTGTGCTGTCAAAACCGCTTCGCCTGCATCGAGATAAGCCAAATATTTGTCGCTCGGTACATAGTCGATACCGGCACGAAAACGGGGGAGAGTGACCTCTGGAATGTGCGGAATTTCAAGTCCTGCCCACTCAATTGCCCAATTGATTCCGTCAAACAGACCGTTAATCATTCCGATTGCACCGTTTATTATGAATTCAACTGCGTTTGGAATTAAGTTTAGAACATTCTTGAATATTTCTAAAATGCCGTTCCATGCTTTATCCCAATTTCCTGAAAAGACTCCGTCTATGAAGTCAATCAAACCGTTGAAAATTCCTGTCAAGCTTTCAATCGCACTGCTTATTCCTTTGATAGCTAATCCGAGTACATTGCTGAAAACATCTGCAAGAATTTCAATAACTGGAGTTAAAGCAGGTAGGATAGCGTTGAGCAGCATTGATAATAGCTCAAATAGCGGACTTAATGCGTCTGTCAATAAGTCGAAAACGGGTGCAAGAGCCTCGAAAACGGGCTGTAATGTTTCACTTAATATGCCTGCAATCTCGTTAAAAACAGGGATAAGCGGCTGTAACAAGTTATTGAGCAACTCTGCAAGTTTGACTATGAGCGGTGCAATAGCTGTTGAAATAAGTGCTGCGAACGGCTCTATTAACTGCAAAATCAAGTCGATAAACGGCTGTACAAGCTGAAAAATAGTGTCTAACAACGGCATTAATGCGTTGAGAATTTCCATAAACGGAGGCAAAAGCTGTTTGATTACTTGTACGAGAACAGGTAATAGTGCTTCTACGAGTTGAACAATTATTGGTGCTAACTGTTCCATAAGTTGAGCTATAAACGGAAGCAATTCCTCAATCAATGGCATAATCTGTTCAAGCATTGACACGATTATCGGGGCAACCTCTTCGCAGATGTTAATGAGCACAGGGGCAAGCTTCTCAGCTACACTTTCGATAAGCGGCGATAACTGTTCGAGTAACTTTGCACCTAAGCCAATAATCGAATTAAGCACAGGTTCTGCAACAGCACCGATTTGCGCCATTGTATCTGACAGTTGCTGATGTGCTCTGTTGGATTCCATTACATCGCCGTTTGTTTCTTTATACTGAGCAGAGGCATCCGAATACAGGCTCGTGAGGGTTGATGTGATTAACTGCTGTCTTTCTTGTTCTGATGAGCATTTAGCAAGTTTTTCATTAAAAGCATCCTCAGATACGCCCATCCAGTTAAGAGCATCAGCAAGCGGACCTGTTACCTGTCCGACTTTTGCGGTTTCGTTCGCCGCCTCTGTCAAACCCTCAATAGGCAAAGAATCACCGAATTGACCGTAAACACCTGTGCAAATCTCTGTCCAACTTTGCAGGTCTTTTGTAGAATTGCAAAGCAGAGAAAGATGATTTGCGGCTTCTGTCGCTTGTCCGCTGTCGCCTACTACGGCATAAAGTTCTGAATATGTTTGCTTTGCGTCTGCAACTGAAAATTTGTTCGTGGTGAAAGCTGTGTCAAGTTTGCCCATTTCCGTCCGATATTCTCGCGTGCTTTCTGCCACGGAGGACAATGCTCCTACACCTGCCACCGCACCGCCTACCATAGCAGTTCCCCATTTAGCAGCAGTTTTGATTCCATTTCCGAGAGTTGAAGCAACACCCTTGCTTTTCTTCTCTGTCTCTGAAATGGATTTGTTTGCTTCATCGTTATTAACGAAGATTGAGCCAAACAGCTTAAAAATTTCGACTGCCACGCACTACACCTCCTGCCATTTGTAGCGATTGAGCATTTTCTCAACACGCTTTTCAATTTCGTCTGTATTGACTTCGTCCTGTGCAGTTGACTGCATTTTGCTGTCTATGCTGTCAACAAATTCTCTGTACGATAAATGCGTAATTTGACCAAGGCTTGTTAAAATAAAAGCCTTGTATTTCATTTCTTCGTTTTTCTCATTGATTTCATTTTCAATGATTTTTAAGATTTCAGCGAATGACAAATCTTGCAATGCTGTAAGATTGCCGCAGCAGTATTGCAAGATTAACTTATATGTGTTTATATCAATGCTGAAAGCGAGGTAAAAAAACTTTGAATATCATTCTCTGCAATAATATTCTTGATGTCTGTAATTACTTCTGTAATGTCCATAAGACTTGCCTGTTCGGGGGTAATATCACCTCTGATGTCAGCATAGAGTGAATAGAATTCGTTTTCTACTTCCTTGCTTGAGAGTGATGAAATCATAGTGATGACAAACTCAAAACCAACTTCCTGTTTGTTTTTCTTGTCCTTAGTTTTAACATACTTAGCAAACTCGAAAATTTCATTTTTTAAATCTGCTGACTTAATAATACGAGCCACCGAAAAAGCGTCCTTTAAGCCTAATTTTCTCATTGATTATACCTCCTCTGCAACTGGTTCCCAAATTACGAACGGCGGTTTAACATCTTCTGAATCGTATGCAGTTTCATCGCTGTAGCCGTAGAACTGCACATCAAACTTGCCGTTATCTTTATCCGCAACGCCCATTGTAAGACCGCCCTCGTTCAGACCGTTAAAAATCTGAATGATTACAGGCTTGTCTTTACCGAGCAGACAACCAATCCAGGTGATGTTCGTGCAGTAATCGCTATCAAGCACATAATTTCTTCCTGTGATACCGTGATAGCCTGCGAGTGTTGCTTCATCTACTTCGCTTGCTCCAAGGGCCTTACGAATGTTGCCCTCAGTTACCTCCGCAACTGTGGCCTTGATATAAGTTTCCCAACCATCAATGAGGGTGTTGCCTTTAACTCTCGAATGCACACCGTCAAACTCAATGTTGCGGGCAGTCGGTTTTGCAGAAAATTCACCGCCTTTGATAGTTACGCCAAGGCATTTACCTGCAGCTTTGGCAGTCGCATATGTATCTGTTTTTACATCATAGTTCTCAAAAAATACACCTGCGTCGAGCAGCATATTATCGAGTGTTTTGCTTGTAAAACCCGAGTAAGGCTTTACTTTTCTTACTTTTGCTGTGCCCATTATTTTTCATCCTTTCGTTTGTACTCTCTTAATTCGAGAGTGAACATTATTCTCTTAATAGACTTATCTGTTTCGTCTATGTACTGCCTATCGTCGCTTTTATAGAATTTGTAATAATTTTTTTCATGTTCGATGATAGCTAAGCCGATTTGCTCATTTATCTCATCTGCAATGCTGTCGATTTCGTCGGTTGTGTTTCTGTCATATAGATTGCAAGTTACAATAAACTTGTTATACGGCTCATCTGTGTATATCTGTTTGACATCGTAAACCAAACGAGGAAAACCACTATCAGCTTGCCTGAAAAAATAAAGAGGGGCAAAGCCAAACAGCACTTCTTTTAACATTTTTTTAATGCTATTCACCTTGATAATCCCCCTCCTTGATTAAGCTCTCGGCTTCTTCTGTGCCGATACCGCTCAAGTATTGTGATTCAATTTTAATTATGTCAGAGATATTATCTTCCGCTGCGTTGCTAAGTGCTCCGATTTTTGGAGCTTTGCTTGTACCGATTTCTTGATACAAGCCGTAAAATCCGCCCGGCTTAAATCCTACCTGAAGGTCAGGAATTTTTTGCTTTGAGCGTACCCAATACTGCGTATTTTTCGCTAAGCGCCCAGTCCTGCGTTTTATTTTTTGTCGTGACCGTTTACATACCAGTTTCCCAACATCACGCAGAGCGGCTCTCTCAAGCTCTTTGAGAGTGTATTGTAGCCTTTCAACATTGCTCACGAATTCGACACCGTTTTTTGTAATTTTAACCGCTTTAGGTAGTGACATTGTTTTCACCTACCACATCTGTCAGATACAACTCAACTCGTTCTGAATTCTTAATCTGAAAAGCTCTGTATATCTTGAATTTCTTACCTTCAAGATAGCAGAATTCTTCGTTATTGTATTCAAACGCATTAATTACTACAACACACTCGGGTTTTAATCCATTTGCTTGAGCTTGGAAAAATTCAGATTGACGCACGAATTTCTGAATAGCATATACAGAGCGTTTTTTCTCTGCATATATAATCTCGTTGAGGTCATTAACAGACTGTTCAACTTTTTCAACAAGTTCAATAATCGTGTCACTATTCATAGTTCTGCACTCCTCTTGCTGCCATCGCATTTCTTAATTTTTCGTACTGAACTGACCAGTCACTATCTGCTACAGTCGAAAAATAAGCTCTGCAATAGAACTTTACCGCTTGATTGACAAGGGCGGAGTTTTCGTGCTCGATGTCAACTCCTGCCCCTCGCATGTCAAGCAAACAAGCGTCAATCTCGGCTGAAATCTCATCATCAAACATTGTTGTTGTAATTCTAAGTGCCTTTTTCACCTCTTGAATTAGATTACTTTCAGCCATAGCTTTTCACTCCTTATGCGCTCTTTTTAACGAGCTTTACAAGACTGTGAGTATCCACGACCTTACCGTCTGCAAGCATTACTGCTTTAATAACAGTGTTGTCCGTTTCGTCTTCTTCGTATTTCTTGACGCTTACACCCATTACTTCGTTAAAGATGTAATCCTTGAGATTAAACATCATTGCAAATGTTGTGTCTGCTGAAACTGTATCTGCATATGAATCCATATAGCCATCAGTTGGGATAACAGTACGACCGAAGAGCGAAAGCGACGGCTTACCATTAAGGCCTTCTGACATACGAGCAACAGGCTGCCCGTTGCTGTCTGTGATGCCCATAAATGAGAAGAATGACTTTTTTGTCATAAGCCACACAGCGTCATCATATGCGGCAGGAAGAGCCGCCTCGGCAGTGCAAAGTGTTGAATAAGTAAGTTTACCTGTCTTTGCTATTTCAATAGTCTGACCTGCTGGAGGCGTGCAGGTGAGAATACCTGTCGGAGAGCCTGTGCCGGATCCTTTAATAATCGCCATTTCGACAGCTTTTACAATAGCGCTTTTAATTTGTTCAATAAACTGCGATTCGAAAATATCAAGTGCAGTTTTTGTCATAAAGAGTGAAAATGCTACCTTGCATTCGAGCTTATAGCCGGCAAAAACGACTTTGTCTGTTGTTACTTGCTGCTGGTCTGAACCTTTTTCCTCATCAACCCAGCTCGCTGTCGGTCTGATATTCTGTGTAGGAACAAGAAGTGCGGTCGGATAAGCTGTCTTGAATACTCTTGCGTAAATTTCGCCTACCTTTTCAAGTTCAACAATCAATTTTTGATACATTGTCGTCGGTACAATTGCCGCCGCAGTACCTGATGTTGTCTGTGCCGCTGCATTTGCAAACTTCTGCGGCACCGGTACGCCGTTCTGAATATAGTTAGCAAACGCTTTTCTGTATTCTACGCTTGAATACATATCTGTTACCTGTTCACCCTCACCTGTGAGGTCAATGTTTGTCTTGTGATTTTCAAATGGTGCAGGCATTTTGATTCCCTCCTCTGCGTTTTTGTTTGCCTCGTTTACAGCAGAGTTTTCAAAGTCACTATCGAGCTTGTCAATCTGCTGTGTAATTTCTTTTGCCTCTGCGAGTTTATTCTCTTCAATGAGCTTTTTCGCTTTGTCGTAAAGAGCATTTCTCTTGTCGAGATATTCCTTTTTGTTCATTTGTTTTCTACTTCCTTTCGTTTAAGTAAATCGATTTTTGCTGTAAGCTGCGCTTTTTCGTTTCTCATCTGTTTGACAATTGTGTCAGGGATAAGACCGTTAAGACTTGCTGCAAGTTTAACTTCTTTTGACCTGTTTGAATATTCAGCAACCTTGTCAATAAAACCTTTTTCGACTGCTTCGTCAGCAGTAAGCCAAGTTTCATCATCCATAAGTCCGATAAGTTCGTCTTCTGTCATACCTGTTTTAAGCCTGTACGCTGTCGCAACGGCTTTGCTCGCTTTGAGCAATACGCCTGATTCGTGTGCCATATCGTTGTAGTCGCCTGCGGCATAACTTGACACATTATGTATCATTAGCATACCCGTAGGTACGATTTCAGAGCTACAAGCACAAGCAATATACGAAGCAGCCGAGGCGGCAAAAATGACCTTGATTGTAGCCTCGCTTTTGGCAAGCATATCGTAAATTTCAGAGGCGGCAAAGATGTCACCTCCTGACGAATTGATAACGACTTGCACATTATCATCATCCGTAGCATCATCGAGCTGTGAACGAATATCGGCAGGGCAGCAGTAATCTATTCCAAACCAATCGTAAATCCACTTATCATCATTTGTGATGATAGGACCTTTGATGTCAATTATCTTCAACACTGTTTTCACCTCCTTCAACCGGAACTGTATCCAATCTTCTAAGCGGAGTATCACCGCCCGGAACAGGGGCGAGTCCAAGTGATTCTCGCCATTCGTTCGGGAGCATTGCTCCACGGTCAACCATACCTGCAAAGTTTAGCTTTGTTTTTAAACTTGCTGATTGTAAGTTAAACGAACCGACTGCTATATAGTTTCCACAACCTCGCTGTCTGCGTGTGAAAAGTTTTCGTGTAAGTTCGTTTTTTAATTGTACGATTTTGGGCGAAATAACAGCGTCAAAATAAGCATTTTCTTCGTCTTCGTCTGCTGTTGATGTGATTATCTTTTCGTTAGTGTTGAATAATTCAAGAATTCGTTGTTTGGTTCTGTCCATTTGAAGTGCGTTTGGTACATAGTCATTCGGACTAATTTGTGTAACATCAGCTTTAGAGTCAACCGCTGCAACGCCAACAGAGCTGTTGCTTATATCAAGATAATTTTCTGCGAATTTTTCTGCATTGCTTTTCAAATCTTCGGGGCGAAGTGCAGAAGTGTATTTTAGAAGCCATTTCACAACACCTGAATTCCGGATAGCGTTGATAATGCCCCTGTCAGTTGTTTCAGTTATTTCGAGCAAGGGGGCAAGAGCCTTGAATTTTCCGCTGCCAAAAATCTCGTGTTCTCCGTAGTCATCACGCAAATGAATTACATCCGCAGAGTCAAAGCGGAATGTCTGAGCGTTTCCGACAATGAACTCATATACAAGATGTCCGTTGTTATCGTAAAGGTCATTGACCGACTTCGCAGGTATGAAATATAGTT